GGAAAGTGCGAGCTTTGACAGCAACAAAAGCTGTCTTAGCCCGGACCTTCCGGAGGTGAGAGCCGGCCGAAGCCGACTTGAACTCACCAGCTCGTGGTGGGGCAGAGGCACCAGGAAGGTGAGGAGCCATATGGAATGCTTTCGCAAACCTTGGCAACTCACGTTTCTGTTCCTTTACCTCAGCGTCTGCTGGTCGGAAGACATGATTGAGAGACGGATCCCAAGTGACACTCAATGGATGCCGGTCGAGTTGACCGGACGGTACATAAACACAATGGTGCTCGAGAGCGAACTTCAGTACCTCCGGACCACGATTCAGGACGGTGCGAGGGAGAAAGTGGCGAGAGAATCGCACCTTGGAGATTTGACTCTTCAAGGCGTGTACCTTCGCTGCAATCTTCTTTGCAACAACCTTAGTCGTGAGTTCGCGGACTTTTCGCACCCTCCCGAGCACACCCGCCTGCCAAGCTCTTTCGAGCCCCGCTTGCTGCGCTGCAGCCTGCACCAGCGGAACTGCCACACCCCGAGACCTGCTCGACACAAGGCACAAACGAATTGGATGGCAGGGATCGTCCAAATCACCCCCAACTTCATGGGGGGGGACCAATCCCTGTGCTTCCATCCACCATCGCTCTTCCTCGTCGAGCAGTGGAGGCTGGGCCAGGTGACCTTTCTCATCCTCGCTGAGGACAAAATCAACAGCGAATCTGTTAGTCGGGTCATCGTCCAGCTTCCAGGGATCCCGTCCGAGCCAGCCCAGCCTGACGGCTTGAGATCGCGAAGCGGTCAAATAGACCGCGATTCTTCGCCAAGCCCACCAGGACGAGCTGACTGCGGCCCGGAAACCTTTCGGATGTGGCAGCCCCACACCACCCAACTCCCTTGGAACGAAGAGTCCCAGTCCAAGGCGCTGAAACCAACGAACGTAGGACCGATTCTGCTGAAGAGCGCGGCTGAGAATACGCTTCCCAACCGCAACACCACCAGCAAGAGTCGATCCTGCGATCGCGGGACCCATAACCTCAAACCAGGGCCGATCGGCCCGGGGCTTCGGGAGGAGGTGCCGGAGAGGACAATCCGGCAGCCTGCGGAGCTCCAAACAACTTCCTCGGTGATGCGCGAACGCCATGCCCCGATCCACACCGAATCCACGACTCGCAAGGGCAGACCAATCAAGATCCGGACCCTCACGAGAAACAACGTAAGTTCTCTCGGTGAAAACGAACGCGTCGAAGCTCCGAAAAGACTTCGCCACATTCGGCTTCCCACCGGTTTCCCGAACGAGATTCTCGTAAGCATCCGCCTCCCAAGAGGTCAGCCCCGCGGCCATGTCGTCGCCGCGAAACCAAGCACGACGGGCCGACTCCTCCGACGAGGATTTGCAGAGGAGAGCACGATTGTACAAGGAGAGGACCAGCCAAGTCAAGGGGTATCCCATAAGGATTCCCGAGCTTGCCAAGATCCGCTTGCCGTCATCGTACTCAACCCACGTATCCCCGAGGAGTCGTCGCCCCACCAACCGCTCCGTACTCACTGGAGACCACCCCACAGCTTCGCAGATGCCATCCCATATGGCCTCTGCGATGGAGCGAGGAACCCAATCACTCGCAGCGGTAAGGTCACCGCTGTAGAAGCAACAGGGTCCACCCGCAAGCCGGCCCGCGCCCTCATCGGACGGGACAATTGGTCCAGACGAATACTCCTCCTCCCGGATTTCTCCGGAGGGAAGAATATCGATGGACCTGTCCGCCTCAATTATAGGCCAGAGCGCCCTGCGGATGGAATTTCCAACGAAGACCAAAGCAGCTGGTCCTTTTGTCACCACACGAGCCTTTCCGCCGAGCTCAGGGACAACACTCGCCTTGACGGTGGGGAGCTCTTTAACGGTAGCAATGCGGCGCGCCTCTTCGACTGCGACTTGCGTCACAGTCTCGAGGTCTGCTGCTATGTCACCGATCGAGAACTCCTCTCCCTCAGGCGGGGGCTCCCCCCAAACTGCTTCGAAAAGGACAGCACGAGCAGGTCTGGACAAGACCTTCAATTCTGCTGCCTGCCCACCATGAAGACGGCTGAACTCCGCCGAGGCGGAGGAGGACAGCGAGGCCACGGAATGCCCATCGACCCGCCCAGCGTAGAACTGAGTATAGCGCTTAGCATAGGCACGGAAGCCGTTGACAGTCGCTTCAGGGACCTTCGGATTTCTCCGGAGGACCCTGCGGTGTTCTGCCATCGCCTTCCTTCCCTGCTTTGCGGTACACTCGGGACCACACCGGCCGAGTCGGGCAATCTGTGCCCAAGCAGCTCTCCCCTGCTCCGAATGGAGCACAGCCATGGAACAACCCGAAAGGAAGGATACCAGAGATGGTTCAGGACCCCGCCCACGTGTATCGTTGATACAAGCACGACGCGCGTAAGCGGCAAGAGCTTTAAACTCCTGCTGCACCCGCACCGCACCGCTACCGACGCATGTGGACAAGATCCAGTCCCGCATCTTCATCAACTCCCTTCCAGAAGTCCGCTGATCCGGATACTGGCTCTTGAGTCCGCGCCCAAACGCCCGAGAAAGGGCACATTGAGCGTAGACCCAATAAGACCAGAATCGGTCAGCATCACGGCAAGCAAGCTTCAGCTTCCGGACTTCCCCAGAACCACCATTATCTTTCGCCGAACCGTACCTTCGGCCATCCTGCGTGTCACCCAGGTGCCAGCCGGACAGGGTCCTTCGTATAGACTCTGCCCGCCTGGCTGCTGCACCCATCGCGTGGTGTGGCGGGATATGACTCCCTCGACACCGTTGTGCGAAGAACACAGCGCGGGTCGAACGGGGTATATCCTCCAGCGTGGTCAGAGGAATCTTAAAGGTATGACCCTTTAAGGTCTCTCTGATCTCACCGTTGGACATTCG